TCAATACAAAGAAGCTTCTGCAAAAATTAATTCTTTTGTTTCGAATCATAAGAGCATGCTTAACATTCCCCCGACGGTGTCGGAGACAGAATTCTTTAAAGCAAATTTGCGACCGGGTGGAACTGTGAAGCTTATAGCCCCTCCAATACGAGAAATTCCTAATTGGCCAGATAGTGTCGCACTTTATGGGTTGGACCCTAGAGTGATGAATGCGTTACGACGGGCAGATTTTCGGTTTATGAAGCATTTTTTTTCCCATATGCATGTTGACTGGCGTCTCATGCAAGAGATTTGGGGCGTAGCACCAAGAGTGCCATCTTTGGCAGCACTGTGTATGCGTCAGTATTCTATGTTTCATTGGGCTTGTGGTAAGACTAACGGCCGACCTCATGTAGTGTCCGCGATGGCAAACCTGTATCCTAAGAAGATCTCTCGTGCAATTCTATCTATGTCTCGACCTGCAATTGGTGATAAACCTAGAGCACCAATGCAGTATCTTAGTGAGGCGTTGGACCATATGTATCGGAAAATGCGTGTGGATCTTCGTCATAAGGTAGAGGCAAAATTATCGTTTAAGCCATTTATGGACATGTATTTAGGTGCCTCAAACGGATTAAATCAAGGGGTAAGTAAGAATATTAAGCCTACGGAGTCAGTGCCTTTTCCTATCCGAGTTTCCCCTAAAGGGAAGAAAGTGGATACGTTTGAGCAAGATATGGCTGGTATTCTACATTACTTGGCAACGGGCGAAGAGCCACAGATCCCATGGACAGCACCGACCAAAGATGAAACTTTTACGGAGTTTGCTAAGCAGATGAGTGATGAGCAGTGGGAGACATTTTTAAATAAAGTTCGCATTTTTAATATCCCACCCTCTATCTATATATTGATGGAGAAGATGGTGTCATCACTTCGACATTTGAAGGAGCGAGGATGGGTTATCCGTGTAGGTCACTCATGGAGCCGTGGAGGCGTTGATACGTTAGCGCGATGTTTAGGCATAACTAAAGAGAACTGTTTTCTCCCAGAGATGGTCGAAGGTGATGCAAAGCTTTATGATCA